GAACGCGGCGGCGCGCTCTCCGAACTCGCCGCCCTTGGCTTGGGCTGCCACGCGGTCCCAGTCGATCAGATTGGCCAGCGACCGCTCAATCGGGTGGTGATGAGCCTCGAGTGGATGGCCGGACTCCTCTGCCGTCGCGTTGCAGATGAAGCAGCGTCCGCCCTCACGCGCGATCAGCGCCTTCTTGGAATGCAGGAACAGCGGCGTGGTGGTGCGCGCCTCGTGGCCAGGCAGCAGGACGTCGACGGCCAGCGTCTCTTTCTCTTCGTGGGTATCGGTGACGGCCATGTGGCCCTCCAGAAAAGCAAAAAGCCCCGCGCGCGGCGGGGCTCAGATGGGGATGGGTGGAGTCAGGCGACTTCGGGCAGCTCGACTGTCTGGCCGGCGAGAGCGTGCGTGCAGTCGCCGAGGAACTGAATACGGCCGTCCGTCACGAACGAGTGGCAACGCAATGGGCGCGCTGCGGGCAACCCTTCGCCGCGCATGTAGGCTGCGTGCTCGTCGTCAGTCATTTGGGCCACGCCAGTCACAAGCACGCTGGGCGTGAATGTGGGCCGCTCCATGCTGCCGTTCCAGCCCCACACAGGAACGCCGGTGCCGGCGATATGCACATGGTGCCCCATGCCGCAACCGGGGCACTCGAACAGCATCGTCCGGATGGCGTCGTTGCGCTTCAGTTCTTCGATCTTCATGCGGCCTCCAGTACTTGCTTTGCCGTGTTCCACAGCGCGCGGCGATCGGCGATGCCGTTCGTGCCACCGTTGATGGCTCGCGTCAGCCCGACGAAGTCGCCGGCATCGGCGAAGCGGTTTAGGTTGTGGGTGTGCCAGTACCATCCTGCCGACGCCGCGGCATGCTCCGCCTGCTCGAGCAACTCGGGGTGGGCGATCAGGTCGAGGTGCAGATCGAACCCACACAGCAGGTAGTTCTTGCGACCGGTGATCTGGATCAGGCCGCGTCCCATGTACCGCTTTCCGTCTCCGGGCTCGGTGTTGCCAAGGTCAGCCCTACCCTCATACCGGATCTGTGCCGGCGTCGGTCCCCAGATCTCGCGGAGCAAGCGCAGTTGGCCGGATTCGTGTCCGACCTGGGCGAGGAACGCGGCCGAGCGCGTCGGCGTGCTGATCTCGAACTGCAGCATGCACGCCGACAGGTATGGCGCGAACACGTCCGCGCGCGCGCCGGCCATCGGCATGATCTTGCGCAGTTGCGCGGCAGTGATCAGCGCGTCAGCCATTCCTCGCTCCCGCCACCGCGTCGCGCGCGTCCTGCACCACCTCTGCCAGGTCCTTGTCCTTGCGCTTCTCGATCCAGTTGAACACCCATCGGACGATGGACCAGGCAGGCAGCCCGCAGGCGAACACCAGACCCAGCATGGCCACCAGGCCGAACGGATCGTGCGCCCACGACTGCAGGCCGAACTTCATGATCACGGCCGATCCGCCGCCGATCGATCCGACGACAGTGGAGACCAGCCCAACCGCCCATTCCCTCGGGCTTCGCGGAGTTGTTATGCACATGACTACGATGGAAGCTAGGCCCGCACCGATTGCACCGGCGCTCGCCGCGCCGCCTAGAAGTTTCCAGCCGCCGGCACCAGCGAGGCTGGTGGTGATTGGTTCGGACATGTTGTGACCCCGGGAATAAAAAAGCCCGCTCAAGGCGGGCTGATAGTGGAATAGGACAGATCGAACAGATGCCAGCGACGTCAGCCTGGTGCCGGCAGGCCGCCCCTGATGAAAACCGGCACCTGGTTGTAGAAGGCCGCCCAACGCGGGTCCGTGGTGGGAAGCGTCCCTTGGTGCGGATAGTCAGTCGGGTCCTGCGGCCCGGCGAAGTACGCCACCACCGTCGAATCGGTATCGTCGGAAAACTGGACGTTGATCGTTTGCATGGGATCGCCTTAGAAGGTGTACTCGGGAACCTGGACGCTGAAGGTCATCGTGCCGCTGGATACGGTGGCGACGTAATACAGGGTCTGCGCCGCGGCCATCTGCACGTGCGGAAGCGGGACCTGTATCCCGGTACCGGCGACGGCCGAAGCAGCGGAGACCGTTTCTTCGCCGATGCCCGAAACTGCTGCGGCGATTTTGGCGACTAGCGTCGCGCTGGCCACGCTGCTCGTGATAGCCACCGTCGCTCGGCACGTCTTTGCATTGACCGGCACCGCTGGCGCCGCGTTCAGGAACACGTAGCTCCCCTGCTGCGTCGAAGTGCTGATCAGCAGCACCGGCACGAAGCAGAACGTCCGATCGAACTGGTTGCCGACGATCAACTGGCCGCTGCCATTCGTCGGCCAGACACCGATCAGCGCCGTCGCGGTGTATCCAGCCGGCGCATTCGCCCCGCCGTAGACATTCCCCTGAAGCGTCGCTGCGTTCGTGGCGAAGATGCCCGCCGCTTTGGTGCTCGGGTTGTAGGCCGCGTAGATGGCAACATACCCGGTCAGCGGCGCAGTGCCGGTGTCCATGCCTCCGATGCCGGTCGTTGCGACGTTCAGCGTCTGGCTGAACGAACTGACCTTGTACTGCAGTCCGCCCAGCGCCGACTGAACCTCGATCTCATCCGCGGTGTAGGTCACAGACGTCGCAGCGGCTGCCAGAGAGGCCTTGATGTTCCTCGCCGTGCCGACAACGCCGGTCAACTGGCCAAACTGCGCGCCGTGGTTCGTGTTGATACCCGGCGCCATCTGCAATGCAGCGCCGGTGCACTCGACCAGCACGAACGAGTTGATATCGGCGCGCCAGATCGCCTGGCATTTTCCACCGGGGACGATTTCCCCACCGGTCAGCGCCTGGTGCGCACCACCGATCAACGGAAAGGCGCCGAGACCATTGACGTTCAGCGTCGTCGCGCCGGTGTTCGCTGCTTTCGCCTTGAACCACAGCACCATGCCATCGGACAAGGCGTAGATCGGCGGCTGGTAGTTCACGACGCAGATATTGGCCGCACCCACGTCGGCGGCCACCGTCATGCTGCTCGCCTGAACAGCGGGCAGAAGACCGCCAGACGGGATCACCGGCGCATTGGGGGCGACCGCGATGTTCGTCGTCGTGATGGTCGTCTGCCCGTACGCTACGGTCACGATCGCCAGCGCGACGAAGCCGGGGTCTGCCGACGGCGTGGTCTGCGAACCCGTTGGGGCGGCCGTACCGGCCTTGGCGTTCACCACGACGATATCGAATCGCCGCGTGTTCTGCGCAGCGCCGGTATTACCCGGGCCGCTGAAAGCCTGCGACGGGTTCGAAGCGTTGTAGTACGGCAGCGTGACCGGTAGCGCGTCGGTCTCGGTAAAGGCGGCCTGGATCAGGTAGTTGATCGAGAACCCGCTCGTGGTCGGCGCCGGGCATGCTACCGTCACCGGATCGAGGGCGATGCCCTGCTTGAAGATCAGGTGCGTCGTGTCAGCCGAGACAGAGCTGTACGGGTTCGCGTCGATGTACGTCAGCGCATAGATCTCGCCGGGGGCCACGACCACGTTCAGTGCCGCCGGGCTGTTCGGCCCGACGCTCAGGCCATTGACGAGTATCGTGGTGCCAAGCACGGCCGCAGCCAGCTTGGACAGCCCGATCATGACGTTCTTGTTCGTGTTCAGCAGGTCCGTCTCGAGCGGGATCTGCCCCGGATAGATGATCTGGCGGTCCATTCAGCAGGCTCCAGGAATGAAAAAAGCCCGCTCAGAGGCGGGCTTGTTGGGTAGATGGTGTGGATCAGTTCTGGATCGCGGCCCAGACCGTGGTTCCAACCGGTCGGGTTGCTTCGATCGCGGCGTAGATGTCGGCGTCGGCTACGCTGCCTTGGATATTCGAGAGCGACGCGTAGTCGGCCTGCGAGGGGGTGCCGTAGGCGCCAGTCGAGATACCGTAGCCGGCGACGTTGGGAATACCGGTTCCGGTCGGGCGATACGCGATCACGAAGCACTGGAACGGCATCAGCAGCGAACCGTAGGCGCCGGCCACGCCATAGCCGATCAGCGGGCCGCCGTATGAACCGGTGTCTGCAGGTCGGGTTGGCTCGATGATCTTTGGCACGCGCCCGGTCAGGTCCGTCAGGACCTTGATCATCCCGTTCCGCGTCGCGCGCTCACGGAACAGATTCAGGATGATCCGCGCGCGAAACGAGGCATCTGTCTGGTTCGCCGCTCGCTGCAGCGCGGCCCCGAAAAAGTCGGCCGCGATCATGTCCAGCCAGCCGTCGGTCGCGGTGAGAATCCGCGTCTGCAGCTTTGCGTACACCAGCAGGCTATAGATGTACGCGCCGGCGTATGCCAGGCCTTGGAGGAGCGCATTCAGGATCGGCGACTGTGACGCGTCGCCGAACCATTCGCGGGGCAGATAGCCGCGCAAGCGCTGGTAGATGTCCTGCTGATCGCCAGTAGCCATTACGACACCGTTACGCTATTCCACTTGATGACCTGGAGGCTCGTCGCCGCCAGATCCGCTGTCCCGCCGTTGAGCGTCACGGCCGTGATGTTCGACACACCAGGCGATGCGTCATAGGCCACCTGGGCCAGCCGCGAGTACGTCAACGTCTGCCCGAGCTTTAGGCTGTTGATGTAGCTCTTGAGCGCGGTCGCGATCAGCGCCTTCGTGGCCACCGGGTCGTATCCGGCCGCGATGGTCGCGGTCATGGCGACAGCGGCATTCACCACCACCGGCGCGAACACACCGAAGCTGCTGCACAACGGTCGCACTGCGTCGATCGCGTTCGAAACCGAAGACAGCAGCGTGGACGATGGCGAGCCGGTACCGTCGTCGACAACCACGAAAAAATAGCCGTACTGCGGCGTGCCACCGTACGTCTGGTTTTCCGTCAGCGAGTAGCTCAGGCCTTGCTGAAGCGACGTGATGGCATACCCGACTGCGGCTTTCGTCGCCTTCGACAGGCTTGCGATGTACGTGATGAAGCGGGTGCGTAGCGCCGGGTCAGATTCGGCATCGGCACCATTGGCAAAGGCCGCGACGTTGGTAACCGTGTCGACGCCTGAGATCGCGCCGACGATCGTAGTCACTGCGCCGGCGACCGCGTTCCCGGCCGCGCCAGGCGTCGCAGCCTTCACTGGCACATTGACGCTCGGAACGCCGGCGGCCAGCACGTAGCCACCGAGCGTCGCGCTGTACGCGGGGTTCGTCGTGTCCACCACGACATTGAATTGCTGGGTGCCGTCCGCCGTCTGAACGACGGCCGTCAGCGGCACCAGGCCCTGCTGGGTCGACGTGAAGCGCGAGAAGGTGACCGTGCCCGTGGCGGCGACCGCGGCGAGGCGCGTCAGGCCAAAGTCCGCCACCCACGAGTCCAGATCTGCGCCGCTCGACGTCGCCGCGCGCGTAATGGCGAGGACCTGCATGATCAGGCCCTGCAGCCAGATCGTGACGGCAGCGTTGGCCTCGACTATGCCGCGCAGAATTGACCCTACCGTCAGGTCGACCAGCACCTTCGCATAGCCCTGGATCGTCGAGACCTGGTTGCGAACCAGCGTTACCCAGTCTTGCGTCTGAATGGATGCCATATCACTTGTTCACATTGAAGCTCAGCGACACCGGGAGACGGCTCACCGAGCTGGTGTAGAGGATGTGCACGCTCACGCCATTGGTAATCGCGGTCACATCGACCTGCGGCTCGGGCGACTGCGCGACGCCCTCTTCCATCAACACCTGGGACCGGATCAGGCCGCGCAGCGATGAGATGTCGAGCGTGTCGCCGATCTTGGCCGGCAGGCCCGCGCCGTAGTCGGGGTGGAAGATGTAGTCGTCAGGGTTGGTCACCAGGCGACGGACGATGCGCTGCTGCGTGCGCAGATCGCCGGTGGCCGTACCGAGATCCCCAGTTGCGGACGTAGCGATATCCCCACCAACCCAGTGGTTGATGTCGTTCAGGAGTTGCTGGGTCATTGCGGTACCCCACCGAGGCCGGAACCACCGGAATTGAGATGCCGGTGCGTGTCGTCGATTGCGTGCCCGTTAGCAGTCACGGTGCCGACAAAGTTGGTGTTGCCTGTCACGGTCGATGCATGCCCGCTGCCGTTGTCGCCGCTGACTGTCATGCCGCCTTCACCGCTGATCGTCTGGTTCACGTTCAGGGTGTTGTCCATCTGAACGGGTCCCACGAAGTGATGCTGCGTCGCGGTGTACTTCATGCTGCTGGCCGCCGTGATCTCCACCGTCCCATCGTTGTGGAACTTCAGGAGAGAGCCTGAGGCATGCGTCAGGAAGAACTCGCCGGACTGCGCGCCGGTCGGCCGCTGCTGGTCGCTGTAGAGGCGCCCAGCGATATAGCCGTTTTCAATCTCACCCCCGAGGAACTTCACCTCGACCTGGTCGCCCGGGCTGACCGGTGCGTCTAGGCCCCAACCGTTGCCAACCCACGGCGACACGACTGGCAACCATCCAGTCAGCGATCGATCCGGGTTGTCTGGATCGACTGGCTGAATCTGCACGCGCGCCGAGGCCGTTCCCGGGTCGTAGCTCTTCACGATCGCCGCTACGCATTCCGCGCGCGCGCCCTGTGCCAGCTGGGCAGCCAGGGCCATGTGATTGCGCATCTGCTGCATCATAGGGACGGCACCGATTCAGGATTGATGTTCTTGGCCGAGATGTCCATGGCATAGCCTTCGTCGAGGCTCATCGATCGCCTGATGCCGTCGACGAAGTAGTCCTGGTCGAACTTCGTTCCTGTTCCGGTCAGCCGCACCATCGCGGTCTGCGTCAGGACGTTGTCCGCCGGCAACCGCGCGCGAAGCTTCATCTCGTGCTGCGTGATCTCGTGGTGCAACTGCTGGGCAAGCCTCAGCGCGCCAGCCTGATCTAGGCCGCCGCGTGTCACGCTGTAGATCTGGGTGTTTCCTGATGGCGACGAGCCGCCGGCCTGTGTGCCCTTCCCCTTCTTCGGGTAGTAGGCGACGAATCCAGTCTTCTGCTTGGCGTTCCACGATCTCACGACGACCGTGACGCCCAACGCCACCGTGAGGCTGCGCGATACACGCAAGTCCTTCACATTCGCCGACGGGTGGCCGTTCTCGTCGACCTCCCATCGAAGTTCATACGGCTCGGCCGGTGCCGGCGGGCGCGGTCCAAAGTTCAGGACGGTGCCCTGCACGTAGCAGACGAAGCCTTCCTGCTGAGCCAACCACGTCAGCAGATCCCACTCGCTGCGCTGGTCGGTCATGCTCACCCGGTCATACGCGTAGAACGTCCCGGCCGGCGTCGTTGTGGCGGGCCCCGACACCGTCAGGCCATGATTCGCCGCGAGCTGCGCGGCAATCTGTGACGAAGTCAGGTTCTGATACTGGATCGTCGTCTTCGCATCGATGAACGCAGATGTCAGGTCGCGGCCGCACAGCGTCAGAGTCGTCGCCACCGGGTCGTACTCGACGTCGTCGACACGCCCATAGATCAAGCTGTCGAGGTCCGTCTCGCTGTAGTTCGTCGGATCTACGGGGAATCCGGCAAGGATCTCGACGAATGCCTCTTTCTGTTCGGAAAACCAGTTCGCGTCGGTCTCGGCTGGCAAAGCGCTGGCCGCGAAGATCACGCGGAAGGTGTCGGCCTGGTAGAAGGTATTGTTGTTCACCTCCCAATTGATCCAAGCCGGCACCTGAATGCCCGCCACTTTCACGATCGCGCGTGGCTGCCGGACGACCGGCTGTACAGGAAGGTCGTTCAGGCTCATAGGATCAAGAAATTTCCCCGCGCGCGGCGGGGCGTCAGGAGTTCAGCAGTCCGCCGACACTGTCCTTCGAAGGCGGGATCGTCACCGTCTGAATGCCGCTCAGTTGAGGGTCGCCGCCGAGCTGCGGATTGGCCTTCGCGATGCCCGTCCACGCCATCGCATCGCCATACTCGTTGGCGGCCATGGTCATCAGATTGCCGCCGGCAACCATTGCCTGCTTGGCGCTCTGGTAGATCGAGCCGACGTTCGCCTGCATGCGGCCAACAACACGATCGAGCTGCACCAGGACCGGCAACTGCTGCGCGGCCACGATCTGGCTCGTGATCTTCGATACCTGCGTCGATATCGGGTTGTTCGGCAAGATGCCGCCCAACGTCGTCACATTCACCATCGTGTTGTTCACCGAGGCGATCAGGGTCTGCGCCTGGTTGCGGAACGCCGCGATTGGCTGGAGCACGCTATTCAGCGTCGACTGGGCGGCATTGGCGAAACTCGATACGCCATTGACGGCCGTCTGCATCGTCGAAAACAGACCGTTCAATGTGGAATCAGTGATCGACGACATCAGGCCCGACGCCGTCGACAGATCGCCGGTTATCAGGCTGTCAATGCTCGGATTCGATTGCGCTCCTGCGAGGTTCGTCAGGTCGCTGACCACCTCGCAGCTGATCCGGTATGGGATCTGATAGAACCGCTGGAAGTCGGCGCGGAAATCGCGAACGACCACCGAGAAGGCCAGTTCGGACCACTGCAGCAGCAGACTGTTGCCTGCCACGCGCAGCCGATCGAGTTCACGCGCACGGGACAACGCATTCTGCCCAAGCAGCCAGCCAGACCACTCGATCGGCCCAGAAAAAGCACCCATCGAGTCGACCACCTTCGTCCCGCCTACCATTCGGTGGATCGCGAGGGCCTGTTCGCCACCGAACGGCAGCGATGGGGGAATCTCCTGTCGCTGGAACTGGAAGCCCCCGAGCTGTAGAACGAGATCAGGCATTTCTTACCTCAGTGCCGGCGGCCGCAGGCCCATCCCGGAATCGAAAGTGCTCGGCCCAGTCTGCGGCCGGCTCAAGTCCGCGTTCATTTCCTGCCATATCACCTGCCCAACCTTGCGCCCGTCCATGTGCACGTCGCCCTTCATGACATTGGCCCGCTGGGCGCCTGTGCGCACGAATTGATCCTGGCCGCCACCGCCAAGTTCTCCGGCGGCGATTCGGCGCTGAGCGTCGGGCGTCAGCTTCACGCCACCTTCGGTCTTGTACGAGTCGATCTCGCCCTGTGTCAGCGGACGGAACGCGTATGCCGCGGCGGCCAAGGTGCCGAGCGCGAGGACGGCAATCCCGATCGGGCTGGCCAACGCCCCGAGCGCACCGACCAGCGCGGTCGAGCCGGCCCCTCCGATGGCCGTCGCGAGGCTCGTGATGCCGCCAACACCGCCAATTGCCTGGAACGCCAGCGCCAGACCCAGACCCCGGAATGCCGCTGTCACCAGCAGCACCGTGCCGCCGATCGCCATTGCCCCGGCAAGACCGGCAAATGCGCCCATCAGCAACTTCGTGGTCGTCGAGTGCTCGCGCGCCCAGTTCGCCGCGCTGCGTACGAGCGGAATCAGCATTTCCAGCCCGCGAATGACCGGCGGCAGCGCAATGAGCCCGAGTTCAACCAGCAGGCTGTTGTACTTCGCCTGCATGTCCGCGAACTTGCTGTTCGGGTCCTTCTTATAGGTGTCGATGGTCTGCTGGGCACCCATCGCGTTCTTCGTCAGGTTGGCGTCTCGGATCAGCTGCATGAGCTGCGTGCTCATGATCGACGCCTGGCCGGACGCGTTCCGGTTCGACAGCAGGTCGTTGACTGCCTTGAGAATGCCCTTCTCGTCGGTAATGCCATTGTTGGCCAGTGCCGGCAGCAGCGTCGAGCGCATCCACTCGGCCGGGTTGGACTGCAGCACGTCGCTGTTCTTGATGTTCTGCATCACCAAGGACTTCATCGACTTGCCGCCCACGGTGCCGTGCTCCTGCATCGCCAGCTCGCCGAGGCCATATTCCTGCAGCATGGCCATGGTCTTCTTCGGCGTGCGGCCGGCTACCAGGTTCTGGTAGATCGACATCAGCGAGGTACCCGCGCGCGCACCGCCTTGCTCCTGCAGCAGCAACGCCATGTTGACCAGGCCCTCGTCGCTCAGTGCGCGGAAAGCCGTGCCGCCCTGCTGGGAGAACGTATCAAGGTCGCGGAACTTCAGGAAGCCGCCCGATCCAGTCACCATCCGCTGCGCCAGATCCAGGTTGCGCATGAACGACGCTTCGTCGTGCGTACCGCCCCGGCGGTCGATGAACTTCATCAGCGATCGCGTGCTGCCCTCGTCGATGTGATCGATCTTCCCCTGGAACACGGCACTGTTCGCCTTGTTCAGCAGCGCGATCTGCGGTGCCAGCTTCTTCGCGGTGTCGAAGTTCCCGAACAGGCCCACCGACTCGCTCATGGTGTTCATGAGCTCCTTCGCGGAGATGCCCATCAGGTTCGCACTGCGCGCGAACTGGTCCGCCTGCTGGTTCACCGCGTCGCCCAAGTTCATGGTCTTGAACTTGGTGAACGCCAGCTCGTACTCACGCGCGGCCTTGATCGGAGCTTCCAGCAACGAAAGGCCGGCGCCGCCGATGCCGAGCATCAGGCCGCCCTTGAGCGTCTGGCTCTTGATCGACTGGATCCGCTTCTCAAGTTGCGTAAACTGCGCTTCTGTGCGCAGAACGTCGCGACCGAGTGCGGCAAGCCCTATACTCGCGTTGTTGATGACGCTGATCCGAACGCCGATCTTGTAGGCTTCAAACATGAAACGCTCTCTTCGTTTTCGTGCCCAGGAATGGATGGCGGACCGCGTCAGTTGGGTCCAGTACCCTGGCATCCAACCGGTCGGCCACAAGCGCAGGCCGTTCTGGGCCTATCCCATGCCGCTATGGCAACGCGCCTACATGGCGCTGGTGAGCCTGTTCGCGCTGGTGGTCTGCGGCGCGCTGCTGGTGATCATGCTGATCGTTGCCTACGCCTTCGTGAGCGGCTTCTTCGCCTAGACGTCCTTGTCGTACCCCAATCCGGCCGGTATCACGGCTCCCGCCAGCAGCCCGCGAACCGCGGCGCGCCCCAGAATCCGCTGAATCGCTTCCTCGTTGTGGATGACCGCCGGCCCGAGAACCGGCCGCGCCGGCTGCTTGTCGGTTCCCATCTCGAACCAGACCAGGTTCTGATCATCGGAAGCGACGACAGCCTCAGTCGCCGCGACCTCGTGCACGATCGACGCCCGCATCGCGCCGCTGCGCAGCCCGGGATCGTCTTCGGTGAAGCCCTTGCGGACCCGATCCTTCTTCGTGGAGTCGGCCAGCGGCGCCCATGCCGGGAACGGCCCGACGTCCGGTTGGTAGTCACCGATTTCAGCCTTGGCCGTCTTCTCGACCACCTTGACCACCTCGGTAAGCCCACGCCTCACCTCGAGGACCAGGCCGGCCTCCAGCGTGCCGAGGTGCGCGGCGAACTGCGCCAGAGATCCGAATTCCTTCATTCCCGATCCTCGAACGACATCGTCTCGAAGTTGAACTTCTGGCCCTCCATCTCCGAGAAGACGATGCACCATGCCGCCCGGGTGACATCGTCGACGCTGAAGGCCACGTCGAACGGCACGCCGTTCTTGACGAGCCATAGCGCCTCGCGGATGCCGGCGGCCCTTACAGCTTTTTTAGCGCTTCCTTGTCGGCCTCCGGATCCGCGACGCGGAAGTTCGCTTGCACGCCAGTCATTGCCGCCGCGACGCCCTCTTCGTCCAGTTGCTGGATCAGCGCGTCCACCTGCCGCTTGTTGGCCGGCATGATCACGGCATTGCCGTCGATCGCCGCCACGAAGATCAGCGGCATGATCATGGCCATGTAGACCTCGTTCCTTGCCGCCTCGGCGCCGACTGCCTCGATGAGACGGAACTGCGCGAGGACGCCAGGCTTGCGCAGCGTCAGCACGCGGCCCTTGGCATCCGTGACCGTCACTTCTGCGGTAGCCGCCTGGATCAGTTGCTCAGACGGGTTGATAGTTACGCTTGTCATCAGGCCACCTTGATGCGGCGCGAGGCCACGAAGCTGAGGGATTGCTTGACGGTCGCGTCACCCGCAACGTTGCCGCCGTCGGCGAGCGTCAGCAGCACGCCGTCCATCCGGAACTGCGAGACAGCGCCATTGGCTTCCTGAATCGTCTCGTAGATCTGGCACGGCTGTTCATTGATGCCGCTGTAGTAGCCGGCCTCCACCTGTGCGATGTAGTTGTCGACCGAGGCATCCTGACGCTCGACGTCGAACGAACCAGACCAGCCGTCCGGGAAGCGCACATGATCGGTGATGCCGTCGATACGCTTGACGCGCACATCGGTCACTTCCTGCTTCTTCTTGAAGCCGGTGATCTTGTTGAGTTGCAGCGGGCCCGTCGCGGTCTGAATGACCAGCGTGTAGTCGCGCCCGACGGAATAGCCATTGATCGGCATCTCTTTCTCCGGAAAGAAAACGCCCGCCGAAGCGGGCTATGGTGTTCAGTGGGGGTGCGTTACTGGTTGCTGGTCGAGGTGCGGATCACCGTGGCCTGCGAGCCTTCCACGTTGACCAGGAACTTCTCGATCACAGACAGGTAGATGACCTTCACGTCGGCCTGCATGTAGCCCAGCGCGACGCGCGGCATCGGATTGTTGTTGGCATCGATCTGGACCGAGAACGACGGGCCGCCGTTGACGGCGCCGATCATTCCCTGCAGCTCCATTGCGCTGAAGAAGTTCGACAGCGTGGCTTGCGCCTGGGC